ATGCCGCCACTGCCGCGACCTTCGCCGCCGGGCAAACGAGCGCCATCGTCGGGCTCCAGGAGAGCGAGGCCAATGTCGAGCGCAGGCGGCTGCTCGCACAGCAGCAGGCCCGGAGCCGCGCCGCGCGCCGCGGGGGCTACCGGGCGCTCTTATCGCAGCAGCGCTTGACGCCCGAGACCGGCCTGCAGACCACGCTGGGACCAGCCTAACCCGTGGCGCAGGCTTCGAAAAAAACCGGCAAGCTCTCCCCGAAAGAGATCAACGCCCGCTTCGAGCGGGCGGACAAGAAGTGGCAGGAGGGGCGCACGCTGCTGGACCTCTGCTACACCTACGCCTGCCCGCAGCGAAACCTGTTCGACGGTGCCTACGAGGGCGGCGTGCAGGGCGCGGGCAAGATGAACCTCGTGTTCGATTCGACCGCGATCTCCTCACTTGATCGTTTCGCGAACCGCATCCAAGCCAACGTCTTTCCCCCGCAGGGCGAATGGTGCCGGCAAGAGCCTGGCACCGATATTCCAGAGAATCAGCGCGAGCGCACGGGCAAGGTACTCGAGGCGTATAACAAGCGCATGTTCGCCGTCATGCGCTCCTCCAACCTCGACATAGCGATGGGCGAATTTCTGCATGATCTCGGGATCGGCACCGCACACATGGTAGGGCAGGCGGGAGATGCGGTGAATCCGGTCAACTACACGGCGGTCCCGCCCTATCTCGTGCGCTTCGAGGAGGACGAGTTTGGCAAGCCCTGCAACCACTACCGCAAGATGAAGGTGAAAGCGGAACTCATCTCGACGATGTGGAGGGGCTCAACCCTTGGCGCGGATCTCGAAACCGCCGCGAAGGACAAGCCCTTCGAGGAGGTCGATCTTCTGGAGGCGACGGTGCGCGACCGCGAAACCGGGCGCTATCACTACCACGTGCTCTACAAGGAGCACGAGGTGTTCTACAAGGCGAAGAAGTACACGAATTGGCTGACGGCGCGCTACTCCAAGCTCCCCGGGGAGACGATGGGGCGCGGCCCGGTGATCTCCGCACTGCCCGACATTCGGACGCTCAATAAGGTCAAGGAACTCGTGCTGAAGAACGCCGCGCTCGCCGTCTCGGGAGTCTGGACCGGGCGCGATGACGGCGTGCTGAATCCAAACAACGTCAAGATCACGCCGGGAACGGTGATCGGGGTCGCGGCGAACGCAGGCCCGCAGGGGCCGTCGCTGCAGGCTTTGAAGTCCGGCGCGGATTTCAACGTCGCGCAGTTGATCGTGAACGACCTCGTGATGTCGATCAAGCGCATCCTGCTCGACGAATCGCTGCCTCCGGACACCGCTTCCGCACGCTCCGCAACCGAGATCATCGAGCGCATGAAGGAACTCGCGCAGAATCTCGGGAGCGCGTTCGGGCGGCTGATTGATGAAGTGATGATCCCGCTCGTCGAGATCACGATGTACGTGCTGGACGAGGCCGGGGTGGTGGACTTCCCGCTCAGGATCAACGGGCGCGAGGTGAAGGTGACGCCCGTCGCACCGCTCGCGATGGCGCAACATCTCGATGAGGTCGAGACGATCGTGAACTACACGATGATGATGGGGCAGCTATTCGGCCCCGAGGGCCAGGTGGCGGTGAACGAATCGGTTGCAATCGACTACGTGGGCGACCGGCTGGGCGTGCCGCTATCTATCCGCAGGAACGCGACCGAGCGCGGCGTCAAGGTCGAGGAACTACAGGCGCAGATGGCGAAGGCTGCCGCCGCGATGGGCAAGATGGACGCAGCGACTGGCGGCGGTGCCGGGCAAGAGGCGCTGAAGGCGGCGGCAGGCGCGATGCCGATGGCGGCGTAAATGGGCTGGGACGATCTCGACGAAGTGAAGCTGCCGCCGGCAGATGCCGTTGATCTGACGGACAAGCTGTTCGCGGACGCGCTGATGACGCCCGCTGGCAAGCGCCTGCTCGCGTACTGGAAGCGCACCTATCTCGACAAGCCGGTATGCGAGGTTGGCGCCGGGTCGGACGCCGGTTTCCACCGCGAGGGGCAGAACTACATCGTGCGCGAGGCGCTGAATCGCATCGCCCGCGCAACCACACCGAAAGGAGCCAAATAATGGCCGAGCCCGCAGCAGCAGTAGATCCCGCAGCACCGAATCCCGACGCGAAGGGACTGGTCGACGACGCGAAGCCGGTAGTAGACGCGCCGAAAGACCCCGACAACCAGGGCGGGCTGGGCGAGCACATCGCCAAGGACACGACCGCCGAAGCGCAGGCAGCAGCCGCAGCCAAGCGTGAGCGCCCCGCCTACCTGCCGGAGAAGTTCTGGGACGGCGAGAAGAAAGAGCCGCGCCTATCCGACATGGCGAAGTCATACGCCGAACTCGAAAAGAACTTCAAGCTCGGCAAGCACAAGGCTCCCGCCGACGGCAAGTATTCGATGGATGTTTTCGCCGACAAGATACCGGAGAACGATCCGCTGCGGGTGGCCTACGTCGAATGGGCGCAGAAACACGGACTCTCGCAGGGCGCGTTCGACGAGCTTGCCGCGAAGGTGTCCGAGCTCGGGCAGGCGCAGGAGAAAGCGACGCAGGTGTCCTACAAGGCCGAGCGCGAAGCCCTCGGCCAGAACGCGGACGCGATTATCAACTCTATGACCGACTGGGCGCGCGGGTTTGTGCGCTCCGGCGTGTGGTCGGCAGAGGACTTCGATGAGTTCAAGGTGATGTGCGGCACCGCGGCCGGCATGCGGGCGATGATGCGGCTGCGCGAATCCTACGAGGGCCGAATTCCCATCGATCAGACCATGCCCTCCTCCGACCGGCCGACGCGGGAAGAACTCGATTCGATGGTCGGCGACAAACGCTACCTCGAAGATCCCGCGTTCAGGGCGAAAGTCACCGCCGGATTCGAGAAGTTGTACGGCACGCAGTCCATTCCGTAGCAAGTTCAAACGGGGGGATTGCATATAGTGAAATTACGGATTACAGTGCGCGCAGGCTAACCGTCGGCAATCGACGGCCCTGAACAACGCTACAGCGTTCGGGTGGCGCTCGTAAGGCGCAAGTACCGGCCCCGGCCTATTGGCACCGGGTCAACCGTGGCGAGAAGAAGTTCTTTTCTCAACGGATTGAAAGAGGTGCCACATGGCAATTCAACTCTCGACCGCCTACGTCGCGCAGTTCGACGCGGAGGTCAAACAGGCGTACCAGGGCACATCCGTCCTGCGCGGGACAGTTCGCACGCGCACGGGCGTCGTGGGCTCCACTCACCGCTTCACCAAGATCGGCAAGGGTATCGCGCACTTGCACGTCCCGCAGTCGGACGTGACGCCCATCGGTGCGACCTATAGCACCGTTACGGCGACGCTCTCCGATTGGGATGCGCCGGAATACTCGGACATCTTCATGCAGCAGAAGGTGAATTTCGACGAGCGCCGGGAACTCGTGCAGGTGGTCGGCAACGCCATCGGCCGCAGGTTCGACCAACTCATCATCGACGCGATGACCGCGGCAAGCTCGCCGGAAACCGTCAGCAATGACATCGGCGGAACCGACTCGAACCTAAACGTCGCGAAGCTGATCGAGGCCAAACGCCTGCTCGACAAGAACAACGTCCCTCCCGGCGACCGACACATTCTCGTCCATGCAACGAGCCTAGCCGGGATGCTCGGCGAGACGCAGGTAACCTCCGCCGATTACAACTCGGTAAAGGCGCTGGTGCAGGGGGAATTGAACACCTTCCTCGGCTTCCAGTTCCACACCATCGGCGATCGCGATGAGGGCGGCCTTACGCTTGCGACCAACGACCGCACCGTGTTCGCGTGGCATCGCTCGGCCGTGGGTCTCGCGGAAGGCATCGCGCCGCGCACGGCTATCGACTACATCCCGCAGAAAGTCTCGTTCCTCGTGAACGCGGTTTTCTCGGCAGGGGCCGTGACGATCGACGACGAGGGTCTCGTCAACATCACTTGCGACGAAGCGTAACCCACACCGCCACCTAACAGGAGATTCAACATGGCATTCAGCGTTAACGGACTGCAAAGGATCGGCGGTAGCACGCACGGCACCAGCACCACAGGGGCGCCGACCCTGTGGACATACCGTACCAGCGACTCGCACCAGACGGTCGACACCGCCGGCTACTTCGACAACGGCGCAACCACGAATACCGGAGCGCGCAACCTGCTCTCCGTGGGCGACTTCATCTTCGTCCACGCCAGTGCGGATGGCACGGCGACATTCGGTCTCGCGGTCGTGAACTCAAACTCTGCCGGGATCGTGGACATCACGAACCTGAGCGTGATTGCGTTCGCGGATACCGACTAAGGAGTCGGAGTTGTGGCGGCGCTCTACCAAGGGCGCCACGGGGGGGCGGCCCTGCTTGTGGGGTACGCCCCCTCGGTGCGGGCGGATGTTGCGGCGGCGCGTGTGTTGCGGCCCGGTGCGGTGGCTCTGGGCGTGAAGTATGCGGTCGTGCTGTATCAGGAGATCGAGCACGTGTGGACGCAGCATATCGAGCAGGCCGCCGACATCCGGGCGCGCGCAGGCAGGCGCGTATTCATTCACTCCCGCAGCCGCATTCACCAGCGGAGGCGGTTGCCCGATCTCACCGAGAAGGGTGTCGATTATGTGTGGCCGACCCTTGAATGGGTGAACGGCGGCAGCGGCTTCGCCGCGGCGCTGTGGGCGCGGCACGGCATGGGGTTTGACGAGGTGATCCT